TTCTTTTTAAAGCCAGGTGTAATTAAATGGGATGTATTCAATTCTAAATTTGATAATGGCTGTCGTATTATTGGTCAAACAACCACTAAGAAAGCGGCTATCGGTTTTACCATTCACTTACTGTTCATGGATGAGTTTGCACATATTCCTCAAAACTTTGTGGAAACCTTTTATGAAAACGTTTATCCTACTGTATCTGCTTCATCAAATTCAAAAGTAATTATTACAAGTACACCGAACGGCTTTAATAAATTTTATGACATTTATTCGGCTTCAGAGAAAGGGTTAAATGAATACTCACCGTTTAGAGTTGATTGGTGGGATGTACCTGGCAGAGATGAGGCATGGATGCAACAAGAAGTTGCTAACCTCGGTTCAGAAGAAGCATTTAACAGACAATACGGAAATCAATTTATTGCCAGCTCTTCTCTATTATTGGGTGCCGATAGTCTTAAAAAGCTTCAACAAAATCAAAAAGAATTTGTTCATAAAGAAGTTCCTGAATTTGAAGAAGAAAATGTTTCTTACGATGGCCTAGTATGGGATCCAACATTTGAGTTAGACGAAATTGAGGAAGATACGAATTACTGGCTATTCTCTATTGATATAGCTGAAGGAAACGGCGGTGACTATTCAATAATCAATATCTTTAAGATTGAAATTATGGATGAACCTGATTGGAAAAAGATAACATCGCCAGGTTCATTCGTTGACTTTTTTAGAATAAGACAAATTGGTAGGTTTAGAAGTAATGAACACACAATAGAAGAATTTGCAAAAGCAGTTTACATTTTAGCGTTTGATATGTTTCATTCAGAAAACGTTAAGATGATTATTGAGTGGAATATGTTTGGTGGAGAATTGATTAAAAGACTTGAAACTGTATTTCCACAAAGAAATGAATTTGATGAAGAGATGATAGTTAAGTTTAAACATCGTATAGATGCAAAAACAAAAAACTTTGGTCTTAAGGTTAAAAAAGATAATAAACCAATCTTTTGTCAAAATTTCAAAAAGTACATAACACAGAACAGAATTGTTATTAAAGATAAGAAAACCGTCTATGAAGCATCTACATTTGGTAAGATGCCAAATGGATCATATGCAGGCCAATTAGGTCATGATGATCTTATTATGACAAGCATAAATAGTTCCGAATTTTTCTTTACTTTGGACTTCTCCGACTTTGTTGAAGAGATCTATGATACTGTAGATGATTCACTTCAGGCAAAGATTGATGAGATCTTAGATAAAGATTCAAAAGGAGGAAATCTTAATTACGATATTTATGATCTTGTGTAGAAAAGTAGCTATGCCGTGGATATATAAAAAAAGCAATAAAAAAAATATAATACAAGATGGCACTAGATCCAAAAATCGCTTCTCTTAAGGCTGCAGGTACTTACCGCTTTGAATTTGACAAGAGTCAGGTTGTTAGCATTCCTGCAAACCAAACAAGATTAATTGTTGGTTTTTCTAAGAAAGGTCCTTTTAATACACCAGTTTTTGTACCAGATACTGCATTCTTTAAGCAGGTATTTGGAGACATTGATAGGAATCTTGAAAGAAAAGATTCTTATTTTCACAGAAGCTGTTTAGCTGCATTAGAAAGAGGTCCAATTTTAGCTCTTAACCTTTTAGCATTAGACTCTGATGATAATGTAGACTACATTAAGTTAGGTACAGCTGCTACACCAGAAGCACAAGATAACGCAGGTGATTCTGCTGAATACCAAAAATTTTATAACAGAGATAAATTCTTTTATCCTGACTCTGATGCATTCCTAGATAATGTTGGAGCAAACAGAAACACATTAAGCTCTTTATCTACAAATGATCTTTTGGATTTTGTTAATTTAGGTCAAAATCCAGTTTCTATCATTGTTAGAAAAGCAGCAAATGACAATGTATCAAGTTTCAATGTTACTGTTGAAGAATGGTACGGAACTGCAAACGTTCCAGGTTTCTTAAATAAAGACAGTTTAATTTCTGACTTTATGGTAGATGTATTTGTTATTGAAGGTAACTTTGGTGGTAACTTCGGTTCTGCTACACCTTATGAGAGATTTACAGCTGACCCAACATTCCAACAATACTTTGATCCTACTAAAGGTATTCAAAGAAAGAAATTTGCATCTGATACAACAGATACTAAATTGGAAGAGTTCTTTAATGAATCTGAAGTTAACCTAATTGCAACTTATACTGCATGTTTAATTCCTGATTTTGTTGATCTACTTGGAAATAACTTATTCATTGAAAAATTAATCAATGCTGATTCTGCTACGACTGGTTTATTCTGTGCTGTTAATGAAGATCTATTTAGCGGAGATTTTCTTATTGACGGTGTAAAAGGTGGTATTGACCTAATCGGACATAACATTGAATATACTCAGGCAACTGGTATTCAGGATGATGTTAATTTCCTTTCTTATAGTGGATCAATTGTATCTGACCTTGAATATGCAAGAGCTGCCCAATCGGTAAACACTGCAACAATTGCAACTGGTGATATTGTATCTGTTAATACTTTAACTGGCGGAAACATTCAAATTTCAATCATAGGTTCTACTGGAAATCCTTTATATGATGCATTTGTAGGTATGGCTCCTAATACAGCCAATACTGTAGGATCATATATTAAAGGAGCAATTAGTTCTAAGTTTGTACCAGTTCTTTCAGTGAATGTAACAAGTACTGTGGTAACTGTTGTTTTATCTGGGGCTGGTGGTATTGTGGCTGGAGATTTTCCAACTACATTAGGTACTACATATACTTATGTAAATGAAGAAGATTTAGGATTTACTGTTCATGAATTTGAAACTTCAAATACTAATGCAAATATCATAGGTTCTTACGGAAGTGCAATGTACAGCGCATTCTCTGCTGGAACACTTACTGATGGCGATGAGGCAATATTTGAAATCTCAAGTACAGAATATGTTTCTTACTTAGTATTCAATGCTGCATCTTATGGATTTATTCATACAGGCGTACCTGCTAATGCTGGTACTAAATTTGCAATCTCTGATTCTTCATATTTCTTACCAAGTGTTAGAATAACTCCTTATCAACAAGATACTTTTGCTACTGTTACTCCAAGATCTCAATTTAATATGGATAGTAACACTGGATTCTTCTTGGATTCAGACGGTAATTCTGTTGGCGGTTTTACTTTAGATATTCAAACACTTAAAGGTTCTCTTAACCGTTCAATTGATATCATTGCTGATTCTACATCTGAACCATTACTTAAGCCTAACCAGGTACTTATCGCAAGTACTAATCCTGATGCGGCTACCGTGGTTGTAGGAAATTACTTATTAAACTTTGAAGGTAATATTTCAACTCCTCATTCAAGATTAACAAGAATCAATGAAGTACAAGGTGGTAAAACATCTACTCAATTCCCGTCAATCCCGGTTGGTACAACTGCCTTATTAGTAACATGTCAATCTGAAATTGCTGTTACAACTGTAAGTTCAGTTAAGAAGGTTGAATTGTATTACCCAATTGATAGCTGGGTTGATTATTTTAATATCTTTACCCTTGATGGATTCCAATTAGATGTGACTAAGCATGTTCCTAATGGAACTAATGAACGCCAAAACCAAATTCTAAATGGTACATTAAGTGGAACTAATCTATTTAAGGCATTAACCGATAGAGAGACTATCAATTTCCGTTATGTCGTAGATACATTTGGAAATGGTATTGAAAGTGGATCTAAAGCAATCTATACTCAATTATGTTCTGCTAGAAAGAATGCATTTGCAATCATAAATGCTCCATCTGCTAAAGATTTTAAAGCTAACACTGATCCTTCATTCTTGGATGCGACAGGAGCCTTATCATCTAGATTTATTTCAACAGGTGGTGATCTTTCTAAGAACCCAACTGTTAGATACTCTTTACCTTCATCAACACAAGGCGGAAGCTGGGGTGGATTCTATTATCCTTTCATTACTGTAAGGGATTTAGGAAAGAACATTAACGTTCCACCAGCTGCTTATGTATCAAATAACTTTATTGCAAAGTATGAAAATGCATTACCTTGGTCATTAGTTGCAGGTGTTCGTAGAGGTGTTGTAGGCGGAACTGGGGTTGTAGGATTAGAAATTAATCTTGACCTAAGCGATAGAGAATACTTAGAACCATTTGGATTGAACCCAATCATTTTCCAAAGTGGAACTGGTCCTACTATCTTTGCAAATAAAACTGCTCAGCAAACTCCAAAATCTGCATTAAGTTCAATTAACGTTAGAGAGGTTGTTATCTATATCCAAGATGGTATTGAAGCAATCCTTAAAAACTACTTATTTGAATTTAACACTGCTCAAACAAGATTGGAAATTAAAACACTTGCTGATAACTTCTTATCAACAGTTCAAAATGACGACGGTGTTTATGACTTCCGTAACGTAATGGATGAAACTAACAATACGCCAGAGGTTATTGATCAAAATGTTGGTATCCTAGATACTTATATTGAACCAGTAAGAGGAATGGAAATCTTAGTACAAAGAACCACAATCTTAAGAACTGGGGCAATTAGTTCTGGAAACTTCCAATAAGAAAGAAAGAAAAAGAATAAATAAAAAAATAAGTTAAGCTATGCCATTACCACATTACACTCAATCGAGGGCAAGTAATAACAGATATGAGCCAATTCAGCCTAACCTATTCGAGATAACTTTGTTTACCCCGAATGGAGATGATACTGGTTTGATTCTAGAACATGTTAAATCTGTTGGAGGTTTAAATGCATTAAACCCATCTGTAGATGCAATTGGTCAAAAATATAAATTTGCTGACCGTTCATATGCAGGTATGCCTGGACAAACCTTCGTAGATCTTACTATTGCATTTACATTGAACTTGAATGATGCAAATGAAAACTACATATACAATACCATGAGAAACTGGTATAAATTAATCTATGATCCTTTGACTGGAGAAATGGGATTAAAGAAAGACTATGTAGGAAGTATGATCATTGTTCAGTATAACCGTGCAGGTGATATCTTCAGAAAGATTACATGTAAAGATATCTTCCCAACAGGTGCTCCTGATTTTATTGATTCACTTGATTATGGAACCGCTGATGCCGCAGAATTAACAATGACTTATCGTTGTGATCACTGGGTTGAAGAAAATGTTGGTGCTCCTAACTAATCTTATGAAACTTAGATAAAACTGGCCTTCGGGCCAGTTTTTTTGTCTTATCTCTAATATATAATATAGAATACATAATCTATAGATCATGATCATATTTAAAGTTGAAAACATATCCAACGGAAAAAACTATATAGGATATGCAATTAATGATAATCCTAATAACTTAGGATCTGGTAAATACATAAAGCGTGCAGTTAAAGACTTTGGTACTACTTCCTTTAAGAGAGAAGTATTAGAAACATTTGATGCAGATGAATCTTTAGGTGTTGTTATGGATCGTGTTGAGTATTGGATTAAGAAATTCAAATCGGATAATCCTAAATTTGGATATAACGAAAGCGTACAAGAAATGATTCCTCAAAAGAAAAAGTTAACTAAAAAGTTACAAGTTCTCTTAACACCTGAGGATGAAGATAACCTAAATACTATTATCATTCAAAAATCAATGGAAACTGGTATTAAGCCTATTCCAATTTCAAGATATGTTAGAAATATCATAGTTGAACATATCGTAGAAGAAACATCACCAGAAAAACAATTAATAAAAACAAAATAACATGAGTAACCACGAAGAGAATATCAAAAAGGAATTTGAAGCCGCAGAAGGTATTCAACCTGAAAATGAAGCTGTAGTTAATGATGGGAAGATAACTTCCTTAGGTAAAGTTGATCCAACCCGAGGAATGGGTATTACTTCACCTGATGATCCAGAGATAAGAAGAATCCAGGAACTAACTGGATATATGAAATTAGATTTAACAAACCTACCATCAGGTGGACGTTTTTATAGAGATGATTTTGAACTTCATATCAGAGCTGCTCGTGTTGGTGAGATTAGGGACTTCTCTACTGTTGATGAAGAAAATATCAGAGATGTAGATGAAAAGTTAAATGCTATTCTTGTTGGTTGTACTAAAATAATGTATGGTTCTCAAAGAGGTTCATATAGAGACATTCTTGAAGAAGATCGTATTTATGTTATCCTATCAATTAGAGAACTTACGTTTAAGAATGGCGAAGCTAAATTAATGATGCCGGTTGGTAAAAAGAAATGTACCACTGCTTCATGTAAATCTCAAGAAAGTGTAGAGTTAAGAACAACCAATCTACAATTTAATAATGTAGATGAACTTATTGAAAAGTATTATGACCACGAAAATAAATGCTACACAGTTCCTACTAAAAGTCATGGCGAATTAGTTTTAGCTCCACCTACAATTGGTGTTATGAGAGCAATTACTGATTGGGCTAGAAAAAGAGAAGAAGAAAATAAATCATGGGATAAGTCTTCTCTTACAATATTACCTTATGTACAAAGAGAATGGCGTGGCTTTGATGAAAAACAAATATTCTCTACTATGACAGCATTTCAAGGCTGGGATGCTGGAAAATATTCAATCATATTTAGACTTGTAGAAAAAATGAAACTAGGAATCAAACCTGAGTTTGTATATCCATGTGTTTCTTGTGGCGCGGAGGTCACTGTTCCGCTTTCCTTTCCCGGTGGCATCAAATCTCTGTTCATTATTCAAGATATCTCTTCTGAACTTTTATAAGATAAGAGTATTACTTATGGAAAAACTGCATGTTCAACCTACTGAGTTGGACATGCTTCCATATTATGAATTTGAGTATACTCTTGAAATCTATAATGACATCATTAAAGAACGCAATGATGAAGAGAAGAAACAAAATCAAGATGCTGAAGAAAAGTATAACATAGCAGGTATGAAGAATAATGCCATGAATATGGGTAAAAATATGTCTGGTTATAAACAACCTTCAATGCCTAAAATAAGTATGCCTCGTTTCTAAATATATAAATAAAGATAACAGATAAAATGGATAGACAGCAAATACTTAAAGAAATTCAAGACCAAAGTAAGTCTAAATTTTCTCAATTAAGAACGCAGGCTTTACAAGAAGCCGTAAGAAATCTTTCTGCAGCTGCAGCTGCAGCAGGTGATTCAAGTAGCGGTGGTGGTAGAACACCTTCATTGGAATTTGTAGTAAATACAACAGACAATCTTGAGTTTGGCTTTAACTTTACTTCAACAGGGGAGCCAATTGCATTTACTATTAATTGGGGTGATGGTACAATTCACGAAGATTCTGGTGGTGGTGGATATTATGAAGAGAGCCATGAATATGCCGAAGTTGGTGAATATACGGTTACTGTTACCTTTGATGATCCTCTTAAAATATTGGAATTAGATTTTCCAGGAAGCAGCAATGATTACGCAGGAATATCCTCAATCACAAACCTACAGTATTTATCTAATTTACAAGATTTTAGAGCAGACAATAATCACTTGGAAAGTGTTGATCTTTCAGGCTTAACTAATCTTACATATGTAGATATTAGCGATTGTGAATTACCAGATTCAAGTACCCACTCGCTAACAAGTGTTAATCTTTCAGGTTGTACTGCCTTGGAAGAACTTCGTCTTGACGATAGCGATTTTTCAGGTGGTTTTCCTAATCTTTCTGGATTAAATAGCTTATTTTATTTTGATGCTGATCAATGCGATATAGTAGGAACCGTTGATTTATCAGGTTTACCTTCGTTGAACGGTTTTGATCTTAATGGTAATTCTCAGTTAACCAGAGTTATTATTTCAAGCTCTCAACCACTTGGTGATGGTTGGAGTATTTACATATATGGCTGCGGGTTGACTCAAACAGCAGTTGATAACATCTTAGTAGCTTTAAGTACTAATGGTGTACTTAATGGTAGCATTGATATGGAAGGCGGTACAAATGCAACCCCTTCAGCTACTGGTCTCGCGGCTAAGTCTGTGTTGGAAGGAAACGGTTGGGAAGTTCTGGTAAACTAATTTTTATGAATGGCAGTAGTAACACTAAAGGATCTAATGGATCCTCTAACCAAGATAGCAAAATCAACTGAAGAAACTGCTTCAAAGCTTGATGCGGTTGTTGCTGCTGTTTCAGGAGGGACTGGTGGTCAATTAAGTCAGGCAATCGTTACTGAACTACAGGTACAAACAGATTTATTAAGACAAATTGCAACCAATACTAAAAGTGGTTCAATAGCAGTTGACGGAAAACCTGTTGATAAAGATAAACTTAAAGAAGGTGCAGAAGCCATTAAAATGTTAGGTGGGGGTGCAGGCTCTCTTGCCATGGGTTTATTGGCATTTATGTTGGTGCCTAAGGGTGTTATTAAAAAATTCACAGAAACCATTACTAGCTTAATGGCGGCCTTTGATCAAATAGACACCCAAAAGGTAGAGAAAGGATCTAAAGCATTTGAAACTATTGCCGGTTCAATCGGTCAGTTTGCAAGAGGATTAGCAATGGCAGGTTTACTCTTTATACCTGCAATGATTGGGGTTGGTGTGGTTATTCTTTCTCTAAAGATCTTACTACCTACTTTTGAATTGTTAGGAGATTCTGATAAGAGAGTTCAAAAAGGTGCTGAAGTATTAGATCTTATGGGTGGTGCCTTAATAAAATTTGCTAAAGGATTAGTTCTGGCTGCAATTGGATCTGCTATCGGTATATTATTTACACCTCTTATAGTTCTTGCAATGATACTTATAGGTGGAGCTTTTGCTCTGCTAGGAAAGGTTGATAAATCAATCAGACAGGGTGCAAGATCCGTGATGCTTATGGGCCGTGCTCTTGTATGGTTTGCGGTTGGTTTGGCTGTAGCTGCTCTTGCATCAATGATAGTTTTAACCAATCCAAATATGCTCTTAGCAATGGTTGGTAGTCTTGTTTTAGTTGGTGGAGCATTTGCTTTATTAGGAGTATTTGATAGATCAATTAAGAAAGGCGCCGTTGCCTTATTTGTAGTAAGTCTTACACTTGTAATATTTTCTATTTCATATCTTATATTTGCTGCTGTTACAAAGAATGTTACATTAGAACAGGTTCTTATTCAATCCGGTTTATTAATTGGAACCGGTCTTGCATTTGCCGTACTTGGTAAAATGTTTGGTCAAATTGTACCTGGTGCAATTGCAATTGCAGGTATGGGTATTGGATTACTTGTATTTAGTTTAGGATACTTACCTTTTGCAGCGGTTACCAAGGATATCACATTAGAAAGCGTAGCTGCACAGGCAGGATTGTTATTAGCATTAGGTGTAGAGTTTGCAGCTGCTGGTGTAGGTTCCCTATTTATATTAGCTGGAGCTGGAGCATTTGCAGCGGTTGGAATTTCATTATTACTTTTAGCTCCAGGACTTGCTGCTATCAAGGCGGTTGATTTTACTGAGGAAGACGCTAGGAATTTAACCACCACATTAGTTGGTGTTAAATCTGCATTCTTAGGTAATGCTGATGCTGATGAAGGATTCTTCTCAAAACTAGGTGGTGCAATAACCGGTGCTGTTGATGCAGTAAGAATGGTTGAAGCTGCATCCGGTTTTATAGCAGCCGGTATCGCTCTTAAAACTTTATCTTGGGGCCTAATGGCATTTAAAGAAGTTAAGTGGAGTGACGAGTTATCAAAAGAATTAGTAGTTATGCTAAACGGTGTTACTACTGCATTTGCTTTAGCTGGGTCAAGCGAACAGGTTCCAAGTTCATCTTTCTTTGGTCAAATGTTCGGCTTTAAGAGAACTGCGGTTGAAGAAGGTATTAATTCAGTACTAGGTGCAGGCAGAGCACTTAAAGATATTGCCGAAGGTCTTAAGGCATTCCAGGCACTTATTGATAGTGGTGTTAATTTTGGTCAACCTGATGAAAACGGAAGATACCAACCTGGTACATTAGGTTATGCTGTAACAAACACGGTAGGATTTATTAATGAAGCATTTGCTTCAATTGCAGATCAAGGTAATGTTCCGGCAGGTGGAGTATTTGGATCTCTATTTGGAATTAAAAAGAATAAAGTTGCTGAAGGTATTGAGTCAGTTAAAGGCGCAGGTCAAGAACTTAACAATATTGCAAACGGTCTTAAAACCTTCCAGGAACTGGTTGATAGTAATATTAACTGGGATAGGTTAGGAGACGCTATTAAAAAATCATTAGGATTTGTAGGAGATGCCTTTGCATCAATTGGTGGTAAAGAAGAATCTGATGGATGGTTTATATTTAGCTGGGATGAGAACCTTGTACAAAAAGGCGTTGAAAGTGTTCAAGGCGCAGGTCAAGAACTTTCAACCATTGCAAACGGTCTTAAGACATTTCAAGATATGGTCACAGCTAATGTTGACTTTGTTAAGTTAGGTGAAACTATTAAGACTACACTTACATTAGTAGGTGATGCCTTTGCAATGATAGGTGGTAAAGAAGAATCTGATAGCGCACTATTTGGATTAATTGAATGGGATGAGAACCTTGTACAAAAAGGTATAGAGAATGTTAAAGGTGCTGGTTCTGAGCTTACAAATATCGCAAAAGGTTTACAATCATTTGCTGACCTTAAGAACCCTAAAGCCATAGCAAATAGTATTAAAGAAATCTTTACTTCAATTGGAGATACATTTACATTCTATTATGATAAGCCTAAATTCTCAGGACAACTTGATCATATGAAATCGTTTGTTAATACAATGTCATATAATGCAAGTAAAGGTCTTATACATAAAGCAGCTGACGGAATGTCTAAAATGGCCGCGGCTATTAATTCAATTAATACCGATAAAGCAGAGGCATTTGGAAATCTATTTAAGGGCGCCGGTGAATTAAGTACAAACACTATGGCATATTTCCAATTGATTAATGCTGTTGAAGATATTAGAGATGCACTTAATGCACAAGGAACTGGTGGAGGAACACAGACCGCAGCTGCTGGTGGAACTCAAGCAGGTGGCGGTGCTGAAAGTAAAGGTATTAAACCAACTCTTGACAGTATTAATCAATCTTTAGGAAGATTAAACAGTACAATGGGAAATATTGTTCCTGCTATCCAATCTATCAAAATTACCGTACAAGAACCGTAGAAGATTAATCTTTTTTCTTAGAAACTTAAAACCAAGTTAACCTGTTACTATATAAAATTAACGGATTGTTCCACTAAAAGTATAGTAATTATGGCTAAAAGTATTGTTTGGTTTGATTTAGAAACTACTGGTGTTAACACAGCAACAGATAGGATTATTGAGATCTGTATGATTAAAACAGATTTTGAAGGAAATGAGATTGCATCTTTTTATTCACTTGTAAATCCTGGCACTGGTATTGAATGGCGCCAAGAGGCGATAGATAAACATGGCATTACACCAGATATGCTTGAAGACCAGGATAGGTTTGAATTTATTGCCAAAGAAGTTATGGACTTTATAGGTGACTCTGACCTTGGTGGCTATAATGCACTTTACTTTGATATCCCAATGTTAACTGAAGAGTTTATGCGAGCTGGGCTGGTCTTTAATCCTCGCGGTAAGGCTGTAATTGATCCGTTCATTATCTATTCAAAATATGAAAGACGAGATCTAAGTACTGCTTATACAAAGTACACAGGTAAAACTTTAGAAGGTGCACACCGTGCAGAAACGGATATCCGTGCAACAATGGAAATCTTCCAGGCACAACGTAAACTTTATGATATGCCAGGATCTGCGGTTGAAATTGATCAGGTGGTTAATGAGTCTCGTCAAACCCAAGTAGATCTTAGCGGTAAGTTTAAGTTTGCCGAAATCAATGGTAAAAAAGAAGTCGTATTCAATTTTGGAAAGTGGATGGGTAAACCTTTTAAAGAAGTTTATGAAGCCGACTCACGTTACATTGAATGGATGATTGATAAAGGAGAATTTGCAAAAGAAACTAAGATCATAGCCAGAAAACTTGTAGAAAAGATGAAGGCTGAACCACCAATGCCTTTCTAGAAATTGTTAATAACTTTTTTCATTTTTAGAGAAAAAAGTCTATGAAAAATTTTCAAATCCCAATAATTTGTTTTATATTTATATAAAATAAAACGGATATGGAAATTAACACAGGATCAGTCGTAAAGTATCAAAATGGTTACTACCGCGTTACACGCTGCACCAAAAACACAGTCAATCTATCTGGAGTATGGGGCGGCCGTATTTATCACAAAGGAATTAATAAGTCTGAGGTAACTGAAGCTGCTGCTGAATGGTATGAAAGATGGAGTCAATCTGAAACCTATCAATGCATGTAATATGATACGAGAAAAAACACAACACGCCGGACCTATCGTCATTGATCTAACAGGACCTGACGGTAATGCATTCGTCCTAATGGGAATGGCCAAAAAGTTTGGTCGTCAATTAGGCTGGGACAATGGTAAATGCCAAGACCTAGTAAATGAAATGATGAGTGGAGATTATGAGAATCTTCTCCAAGTGTTTGATCGCGAATTTGGTAACTTTGTAATTTTAGAAAGATGAATATAGACATTGAAAAACTTAAAAAGATCGAAGAGGTCTGCGGACAATTTGAAATTGGTCGAATCATGGGTGGTGGTGATCATAACTACCTTCGCTTTGGTTATTGGAGACCGACTGATTGGACTGCACTCCAAGAGATCTTAGGTCCTTCTATTATCGTAGAAGAAGACTCCGATTATGATGATGACTGCGGTTGGAAGTATTCATACACTCTCTATGATCGCTTTGAATGGGAAAAGATTCAAAAAGAAAGACAAGAGAGATTAAATGCATGGAGACAACCTTCCGTGAAACAATCATAATACATAGTTATATAAATAACGAAACGTTCTTTAACATTATGGGGGTGACCTGGTTTTGACGGTTAAGCTGAAAATAGGTTACTGATGCAAGCAGGGTTAGATGGAAACCCTTAAACACCTATCACACAATAAAAGGCGAAGAGAAATCTTCATTCACCTGGGAAGACGCAATGTCTTTCATTGGTGCTGATTACGCAGTAGCTGCCTAGTCAGTCCCGCACTCATCGTGGGGTATTAAAAAGAATGAGAACCTTGAGTACTTCTCGCTGACTCTCTAAATAAGAGTGGGGAACATTGGTCCAATTAACGATGTTGAAGAACTAATTGGTATTTTGTTTGTTTAGAAAAATAAACTAAGCTTGTGAACGAAGGATTTAGGTTCCTTAGTCGGACATGGGTTCGAATCCCATCACCTCCACCAAAAAAGGATGCTTACAGCAAACTAGGACTAGATTTGTAAACTATACTCCTCAGCATCCTGTAATGCGGAAGTAGCTCAGTTGGTAGAGCACAACCTTGCCAAGGTTGGGGTCGCGAGTTCGAATCTCGTCTTCCGCTCAAAAAGAAATTTTACTCACATAGTGAAACAAACATAGTGTGAGTATATATAAACAGTAAATAAAAACAAATTCAATGCAACTGCACGGATGTACATATTGGATACTTAGTAATGTGGAGAAGAATTTTCCACAGGCGGATTCAATTACACACATTCCAGGCAGGAGCTAATGAAATAAACTCATCTAATAATTTAGGCCTCCTGGAAAATAAAAAATTCCAGGAGGCTTTTTTTATGGGTCTCTTTCAGAAAAAGATTGAGTGGTTTATATTTGTTTAGATTAAGAATAACAAATTTGTTCTTTGACATATTGGTACCGATTTAGGAAGATTGGCAGAGTGGTCGATCGCGGCAGTCTTGAAAACTGTTGAACTGCAAGGTTCCGTAGGTTCGAATCCTACATCTTCCGCAAATCAAATTGCCCTCTCGTCTAATGGCAGGACATGTGGTTTTGGTCCACAGTGTGGAGGTTCGAATCCTTCGGGGGCAACTAATGAAACCCACAGAAGTCCGATTAGCGCGGATGAAAGGAACCTTGGCTCTCAAAGGATCGCAACCTTTTAAAGAGAGTTTGAATGTCCCAAGGTACTCTGTTCAGATTCCTGCTCTGCTGTGCACGGCAACAGGTTATGGGGAACAAACCATAAGTAAAACTCGGAGATAGGTTTCATTTTAACGGGGAGTAGATCAGTTGGTAGATCGGGTGGTTTGGGACCATCAGGCCGCAGGTTCGAGTCCTGTCTCCCCGACTAAGGATGCATACAGCAAACTTTACTAAACAGCAAATTTGGAAAAAAGAAGCATCCTGTATTTTGCCTCTGTAGCTCAGTTGGTAGAGCTACTGATTTGTAATCAGTGGGTCGCAGGTTCGAATCCTGTCGGAGGCTCAAATGGTCTGTTCGTCTAACGGTTAGGACATCACCCTTTCACGGTGGTGATACGGGTTCGATTCCCGTACAGACTACAACATTGCGGGGTGGACTGGAGATGGTTCCAGCTCAGTCTCATAAGCTGAATCACATGGGTTCGATTCCCATTCCCGCAACTAAGGCTCGTTAGTAGAGATGGTTACAATGTCGCCCTGTCACGGCGAAGGTCACGGGTTCGAGTCCCGTACGAGCCGCAAAAAATGCCGAGGTTTAATATTGACCTAAAGTAATGTGTACAGTTACATCGTAGGAAGGCTACCTACATCTTGGGGGTATAGCTCAGTTGGCTAGAGCATCTGCCTTGCACGCAGAGGGTCGTGGGTTCGAGTCCCTCTATCTCCACCAAGATCTCGTAGCTCAGTTGGTAGAGCAATACACTTTTAATGTATGGGCCGCGCGTTCGAGCCGCGCCGGGATCACAAAAAAATCGCTAATGGAAACATTGAAGGTGTACAATGCTAGCAACACCGCAGGTTAAGCGATATCCTGCAATTTGCCGAAGTGGTGGAATGGTATACACGCTGGTCTTAGGAACCAGTGCTTCACGGCTTAAGGGTTCGAGTCCCTTCTTCGGTACTATGCATCCTTAGCTCAGTTGGTAGAGCGCTTGCCTTACATGCAAGATGTCGGAGGTTCAAATCCTTCAGGATGTACAAAATTGGAAGGTGGGTGAGTGGTTAAAACCGGCAGACTGTAACTCTGCTCCCTTACGGGTACGGCGGTTCGAATCCGTCCCTTCCAACATTTGGACCTTTAGCTCAGTCGGTTAGAGCATCGGACTCATAATCCGCAGGTCGTAGGTTCGAGCCCTACAAGGTCCACATTTAGTCGATTAGTTCAATTGGATAGAACACTTGACTACGGATCAAGAGATAAGGGTTCGAGTCCTTTATTGACTACTAAAGGTGATGTAGCTCAGTTGGTAGAGCAAAGGACTGAAAATCCTTGTGTCGGCGGTTCGATTCCGTCTATCACCACAAAGTAATATTCCTCGGTAGCTCAGAGGCAGAGCACATGACTGTTAATCATGGGGTCGGGATATCGTAATTCCCCCGGGGAGCAAATATTGGAATGTAGCTCAGTTGGTTAGAGCACTTGCCTGATACGCATGTGGCCGGCGGTTCGAGTCCGCCCATTCCAACATATGGTGGTCGTAGCTCAGTAGGTAGAGCACTGGATTGTGGTTCCAGTCGTCGCCGGTTCGATCCCGGTCGATCACCCAAAAGGCACCGTGTCCGAGTGGTTAGGCGAAGGTCTGCAAAACCTTTTACACTGGTTCGAATCCAGTCAGTGCCTCTAACATATACGTCTGTAGCTCAGTTGGTAGAGCACTGGTCTCCAAAACCAGGTGTCGGTGGTTCGAGCCCATCCAGTCGTGCTAATACATAAACCAAATGAAAGTGTTCAGAAAGACAAATGGGGTCAAGGTAAATGTGATTGAACACACCCTTGAACAGCTAAGGAATTTTCCTTATGCATCGATTCACATCGGTACTGATTCTCAAAATCATGGAGATGTAACGGTTTATAGTACTGTCATTGCATATCGCTTTGGAAACACTGGTGTGCACTATATTGTGCATAGGCAAAAATTCCCAAAGATTTCTGATATGTGGACTCGTCTTTGGAAAGAAGCAGAAATGAGTATTGAAACTGCTGAATGGCTAACACAACAAATTAATGTTAAAATCTCTATTGATATGGACTATAACGGAGATGAAGGTTTCAAATCAAATAAGATCATATCAGCTGCAAAAGGCTGGGCAAATTCATTAGGATATCCGGTTAATGTAAAGCCTAATGAACAAATTGCTACAAGGGCAGCAGACTATTGCTGTCGCTAACGGAAGGTTACCCAAGTGGTGAAGGGGGCAGTTTGCTAAACTGTTAGGTCGGCAACGGCGCGAGGGTTCGATCCCCTCACCTTCCGCTCTTTCAGAATGTAACTTTATGTATTATTATTAAATAAATAGTTTAGGTATGAAACAGGATTTTATTTGGGTACGTAAGGTTATCCTAAACAATGATAATAGAACAGCTCATTATGACTCTTTATTGAGGTTAATTGAGTTGTTTACATTAAAGTGGAAACACAATGAAAAGGATCCACGCTTTCATGATGCATATGTTTCATATAAAGCTTTTTTGAAACTTACCCTTAGACAACAATATAATTAAACCAAACAGAGTTTTAGCATATAAAAATAAAAGGTATGGCCGTAAGTGTAGAAAAGAGGTATCAAAAACTTACTGATACTGAGCACGTTCTCCTTCGTCCGGGTATGTACATTGGTTCAATTAAACCACATACCGAGGAAGTTTTTCTTATTAATGAAAAGAAAGGAAAGTTTGAACCTACAGAGATTACTTATAATCCAGGGTTTATTAAACTTTTTGATGAGATCGTATCCAATTCAGTTGATGAACATAAAAGAAATCCTAATCTTAACCAGATTAAAGTTACAGTAGATGAAGTAACTGGTCGTATATCAATCTGGGATAATGGTGGAATACCTGTAGAGATTCATAAAGAGTACGGAGAATGGGTTCCTGAAATGATCTTTAGTAATCTTAAAACAGGAAGTAACTTTGATGATACCGAAGATCGTACTGTTGTTGGTACCAATGGCGTTGGTAGTACTCTTACCAATATATTTAGTAAAGAATTTAGAATTGAAACATGTGATGGCAAAAAATCATTCTTACAGATTTTTTCAAATAACATGTCATCTAGGACAGAGCCGGTAATTAAATCTCATAAGAAAGGCTATACTGAAATTTCATACATTGCAGATTTTGATAGATTTGGAATGAAGAAGATTGATAAGTCTTCTCTACAAATGATCCAAAGAAGGCTTTATGATATTGCTGCATGTAATACTTCACTAAAGATTTATCTTAATGATACCTTAATATCATTTAAGAACTTTAAGGAATACGCTGAACTCTATACTGATAATGTTTTTTATGAGCAGTCTCAAAATTGGAGAATTGGTATAGGTCATTCTACCTCAGGATTTAAAGCAATATCATTTGTAAATTCAGTAGAGACTAAAGACGGTGGTACACATGTTAATAATGTAACATTTCAAATCATTCAGTATCTTAGAGAAAAGATTAAGAAAAAGTACCGTGTAGATGTAAAGCCTACTGACTTAAAACAACACATCTTTCTATTCATTGACTGTACTGTAATTAATCCGGCTTTCTCATCTCAAACAAAAGAGAAACTCATTACTGAACCAAAGGACTTTGGAAGTATTCATGAACTTTCAGAAAAGATACTTAAACAAGTATTTGGTTCAGAAATCATTCAATCGGTTCTTGATTGGATTGAAAGAAAACAAGCAGCCGAAGAAAGAGCAAAACTTAGAAAGTTAAATAATAACCTTGATAAGTCAAAGGTAATTAAACTTATTGATGCTAAGAAAACGGGAGATAGGAAAGGATGTACCCTTGCAATCTTTGAAGGTGATTCTGCATCATCTGCATTCCGCCGTTACCGTGACCCACAAACACAGGGTGCATTTCCTCTCCGTGGAAAGTTTATTAATGTAAGAGAAATTCCTGACTCAAAGGTTGTACAAAATAAAGAAGTACAATCTCTTATGGCAGCAATTGGATTAAAGATTGGTCATGAACCAAAGGATCTCCGTTATGGTAAAGTTTTACTTTATACCGATGCCGATGTTGATGGTAATTCAATTTCTGCTCTTCTTATAAACTTCTTTGGTAAGTATTGGCCTGAATTATTTGAGGAAGGTAAAATCTTAAAGGTTGAAACACCTCTTATGGTTGCAAAGAAAGGAAAAGAAACTCTTAGTTTTTATTCTGATGAAGAGTATAAAGAATGGGAACAAAAACAAAAATCATTATCTTCGTGGAATATTGAATATAAGAAAGGATTGGCTGCATTGGAGGACGAGGAATATCAGGAGATCATTAGAAGCCCTAGATCATACTTTCTTACAAAAGATAATGGATTTAACAGTACATTAAATATCTGGTTTGCAGGTGACTCTACACCCCGCAAAAAGAAAATTTTAGGAGAATCTGTAGAAATTAAAACAAGCAATAAATCTCTTTTTTAATGGAAAAAAGAACAGTAACATCATTCTTTGATAAAGAATATTTGGAGTATGCAAAATATGTGGTAGAGAACCGCGCTATTCCAAGTTGTATTGACGGCCTTAAACCAACCCAAAGAAAGGTTGTTTTCGTTGCAAATAAGATTTGGAAAAATGGATCTGAAAAGCCAATGAAATTATTCCAACTTGCAGGTCGTGTAGCAGCTGAAGCATATTATCATCACGGTAATACTTCCTTGGAATCTGCTATGGTTGGTATGGCACAAAAGTTTAAGAACTCTTTACCTCTCTTAGATGGAATAGGTCAATTTGGTTCTCTGCGTTCACCTTCTGCTGGTGCACCTCGTTACATCAGTGCAAAATTACATCCTAACTTTAGACTAATCTATCAAGATTTTGAACTTCTAAATAATAAGATTGAAGAAGGTGAAGAAATTGAACCAGACTTTTTTCTTCCGATTGTACCAACTGTGATCTTAAATGGATCATCCGGTATTGCTGTAGGATTTGCTACAAACATTCTTAACCGCAATCCTAAAGATGTAGTTGAAGCATGTTTGGCCGTTCTTAGAGATAAGAAGATTAAAACCCTTTCACCTTGGTTAAGTGAGTTCAAAGGAACATTTACCAGAGATCCAGGTAATCCTAATACATGGAAAATAAGTGGATCTTACCAGGTAGTAAATAGTACAACAGTAAAGGTAACAGAAATTCCACCTTCATTTACATATGAGAGATATGAAGAGTGGTTAAATTCATTAGTTGAAAAACGTATTATTGTTGATTATGAAGATAACTCATCGGATAAGATTGAATATCTTCTTAAGTTTCAGAGAGCAATCTTAAAGGACTACATATCAAAAGATAGGTTAGAAAATCTTCTTAAGATACATTCACAGGAAACTGAAAACCTAACAACTATCGATGAAACTGGTAAACTAAAGATCTTTACTAAGGCAGAAGATATTGTTACTCACTTCGTAGGAATAAGACTACAATTTTATCATAAGAGAAAGGCCTATCTTTTAGATAAGTTAGGTAGAGAACTTTTAATCATATCAAATAAGGCAAGATTTATTAAGGATATCATTGAAGGTAAACTTAAAGTAAATAATGTAGCAAAAGATATTATTGTTAAGTACCTTGATGATAATAAATATGACCGGGTTGATGGATCATATACATACCTATTAAGTATGGCAATCTATTCATTAACAAAGGAGCGGTTTGAAGAATTACTTAAACAGAAAGCCGATAAGGAAGCTGAGGTTGAAGCTATTAAGAAAACCGACCCTAAGGATATGTATATAAGTGATCTAGAACAATTGAAAAAATCTTTAGGTTAATGAAACCTATTAGGATTAATCAATATAAAAAATAAATACCATGAAAAAGTACATCATAGTTGGAAGTGGGGTTAAGTGGACATGTGAAGCCAGTTCTGAACAGGAAGCATGGGAATCTCTTGCCCAGATTAAACAACTACCTGTAAAAGAACTCAAAAAGATGTTTACATTAATGAACTCAGATCCAGATATCTCTAAAAATCAATAAACATGTTAATAGAACAAACCTCGATGACAGACTCATCAATGATTAAAAAAGCAGTTTACAATTTTTCTGCTAGTACCTTAAAAATTGAATTTAACTCAGGTGCTGTTTATGAATATTCAAATGTTGATTCTCAAACATATGAAGAGTTTTGTAAAGCAGAATCTCAAGGTAAATTCTTTAATGAAAAAATCAAAAACAATTATCAAAACTTTAAACTTTTATTAGACTAATTATGGGACCTAGTAATGTAATGTATGATGCCCTTAAGGCACAATTTGAAGCACAGAAGCAAAAGGCTCTTGCTACTCTTACAATCTATTTAACCAACCCGGTTGGTATTGGGGAGCACCCTCAACATATTGATGAAATGGTTACTATGACCAGATCTTTGGCTGAGGCAATTGATTGTATTGAAACTTTAGAAAAAACATTTGAAGTAAAAGCTCCTAAGGTAAATGAAAACGAGGAAAATGAAAACTCTAACTGAAATCGTACAGAGACTACTTGATGAAGGCCATATCTCTGCCGAGGAAGCTGTAATCATTTTACAAACAGAGGTAAATAAATCTTACCCAGTTTATATTCCAGCACCTATGCCTTCATTACCTTATAGCCCACCATTTAAGCCTGGTGATATTTGGTATACTTCATCAACAAACTTTCCAATAGCAGGTTCAAAAGATAACACAAATGAATAAAGTAATCCTAGTAGGAAAGGCTGCGGCTGGAAAAGATCATATGAGAAAAGTAATGGAAGGCCGTGGATTTATCTACGGCACTTCTTATACTACACGTCCTCCAAGAGAAGGTGAAATTGATGGCCAGGATTATTACTTTATGACCAAAGAGCAATTTGAAGAAGGTATAGAGAATAACTTTTGGTATGAGTGGGTTGAATTTAATGGTTGGTATTATGGAACTAGTCATAAGCAGTTCAAAGAACAGTGTAACCTATTCATAATGACTCCTATTGGAATCTCTCACATCAATCCAATTGATCGTAAAGAGTGTACTATCATTTATCTTAATATGCCAACTGAGGTAAGAAGACAAAGACTACAGAATCGTAATATGCCAGGTGATACTTTAGAACGTAGAATCGAGGCTGATGAAAAAGACTTTGCAAACTTTACCGATTTTGATATTGAGATAAACAATCATAATTTCTAACATATAAAAATAAAATGAGTAAATTCATTATCATTGAAGGTACCGATAATACCGGTAAAGATACACAGCAAAATCTTATTATAAAGAATCTTAAAGATACAGTATTTCATAAAGTACATTATTCATCTTTACCTTTTAAAGATGATACTGAAATGCATACTAAGTATTCACATAAGATGTATAATGATATGTTTAAGATGATGGTTTTGGCAAAGGACCAAGACATTAACATTATCTTTAATCGTTCTCATTTAGGTGAAAGCATTTACTCTCCACTCTATCGAGGTTACTCTGGCGATTATGTATTTGATATTGAAAAACAATATGTAAATACATTAAGAGAAAATCTCTATCTTATTACTCTTACAAATGATCCTCATACCATTTGGAGTAGAGATGATGGAAAATCATTTTACAAAAATGAAGAAGGTATTAAAGCCGAGGTTGATGGTTTTGTTCGTGCTCATCGCCTAAGTAAGATTAAGAACAAACTTCTTCTTAATGTTGGTACAATGAGTGCCGATGAAGTATCTAAAATCATTATAGATTTTCTATCACATGAAAATACTATAACGGGAGATCCAAAACAATTAGCAATGTTTGATCATGAGTAAATGGAGGGAAGAACGTATGTATGAAATAATGCATCATCTATGGGATAATCCAAAGTTGATGGAATTGTATGAACTTGAAATGAAAAAGGCTCATGCAGAAAAATATGTAGAAGAGTTCTTTCCAAAAATGGAAAAATGTTACGAAAAAGCTTTAAAAGAATATGAGAATTTACAAGGGTGAAACGTTTGCTGACGTTTATCAAACAGCACTTAATGATGTACTTAATTACCCAGAGTATGTAACCTCCCCAAGAGGTATGAAAATTTTTGAGGTAACTAATGCTGCACTTGTTATTGAAGATCCAACATTCCCTCTTTATGAAAATAAAAGAAGAAGTAGTCAATTCAAATACATAGGTGCAGAATTAGTTTGGTATTTTACAGGCCGTAGAGATACTGCTTTCATTTCTAAATTTGCAAAATTCTGGGAACAGATTGATAACGGAAATGGTACCGTAAATTCTGCTTATGGCAGTCTTATCTTTGCTGATAAAAATATTCATAATATTAATCAATACCAATGGGCATTACAGTCCTTAATTGAAGATAAAGATTCTCGTCAAGCAATTATACATTTTAATACTCCTAATCATCAATGGAAAGGTAATAAAGATTTTGTTTGTACTTTAACTGGTGTTTTTCAGATCCGTGATAATCAATTAAACTTTACCATTGATATGAGATCAAATGATCTTATACTTGGTACTCCAACTGATGTTGCATTCTTCTGTCTTTTACAACAGCAAATGTATCATCATCTTAAGAAACACTATCCTGAATTGGAAATGGGTACATATACTCATATTGTACATTCACTTCATATTTATGAAAGACATTTCTCGCTAATTCATGAAATGCTTCAACAGTCTTTTGATCCAATCAGTTTTCCTGAAATTAGAGAGTTTCTGATTGATCCTAACGGTAATCCATTAGATGGCATTAAAGAAATTGAAAATGAAATTGAATCAGGTGCCCAAGAAATTCGTGTAAAAGATGACCCTTTACATAATTGGATATCCGATGCGATTTTTATGGATATATAAAAAAATAGCCATAGCTCAATGAAACACATCAAACTCTTTGAAGAATTTATTAATGAAGCAGTAGAAGATAGCGGTCTAAAGAAAGTCTATCTCGCTACTCGTCGTGATAGCGGACAAAGATGGTGGTCATATAAAGGATTTGCTGGTGATAAATTCTTTATCCAAGTAACTGAAAATAATATTGATAAGTTGGATATTAATCCTGACTATCCTGTATTAAATTATCATAGTACTATTGTTGATGAACTACTAAAGAAAGGAAAGATTAAAGAAGAAAATATCTATAATCATCCAAAGTACATTCCACTATCCGGTTCAAAGAAAGAGTTTCATAAACTTGTAGGTGAAGATGAAAATGTTCCTAAAACGGTTTACTCAAAGAATGAGGCATTAGAAAAGTTAAACTTTCCTATTATTGCAAAACCTGCAAACGGTCACAGCGGAATAGGAATCCAGGTAATTAAGAAACCTGAATTGATGGAAGATATTGATGAGAAAGTATTTGATACTTTTTCTGAATATGTTGATAAGGTTGAGGAAATGAGATTCTTTAACTTTAAAGGTCAACCTATCTTTTGGATGGAAAGAACACCTGCAAACAGTAAAGCTAAGTCTGGTGATGGTAAGACTGATGAAGAGATGGAATTTAATTATGCAAAAAGAAACGTAGATAAAGTTCCTGCTGATTATAAGAAGGTCTTAGAAAAGTACTGTAAGATTTTTGAAAAGTTTCCTTACATCTGTTTTGATATGATGAAGGATAAAAATGGTAAGATCTTTGTAATTGAATCAAATGCCCAACCTGGCGTACCTTTTGATAGTACGGTTCAAATTTACAAAAAGATATATGAAGATTTCTATGGCAAACCGCTAGACGAAAAATCTCTTCAAAAACTGGATGAATACTCCAAGGAAATGGTTGAAAGAACGCTAAAACGTGATAGTGGAAGATTTTCAATAAAAAATTGAAAAAAGTCTACAAAAAATTTTCAATTCTCGTTTTTTTGTTTTATATTTGTACTGATGGTATATTAATACTATCTTAAATCAAATAATATGTCTGAGGAACTGAACAAAATTTCTGACTTTTATATTACATCTGATACGTGGTTTGGTCGACCACAAATACTTGAGATAGCAAAGAGAACACAGTTTGCAACGGTTGAAGAAATGAATGATCAACTCGTTAAGAACTGGAATAAGGTTGTTAAATCATCTGACTTGGTTTTTCATTTAGGTAATTTTGCATGGGATCCTCTTACTGCAAGAACTATACTTAAAAAACTAAAAGGAAAAATCTTTTTTCTTATTGGTAATGCTGATGAAGCCTTATTGGAAGTAGCTGAGGAGTTTGAAAATGTAGTAATTCTTGATCATCAAATCGTTGAATTACCTCAATTTGATTCTGTTCTTTGTCATTACCCTTTAGAGGTATGGAACGGAAAATCTTCAGGAACAATTCATTTTCATGGACATACTGTTTTTTCTCATAAAACCGACTTAAGAGTTTCCAATCGTATTAACACGTGCGTAGACTTTTGGTCATATTCACCAATTAAATTTTCGGCAATTAAAGAATTCGTAAATGGCAAAATCTAAAACTTACAAAGAACTGGCAATTGAGTTTAAGAAAACTCGCTCTGAAAGAATCTATAATGAACTTTACAAAAAAATGAGACCAGGTTTATGGTCCTATGTAAATAACATTGTTAGAGATCCGGCCGTGGCTGATGACATTGTATCAACCACATTAACAAATGTTTATCTTAAGATTGATCAAT